AGTAAACGTAGTGGTTTTAAACATAATACAGATTTATCTTTAAATTACCATCGTTTTGGAGTATTAATAACTAAAAAATATATTACATGGTATTTAGATAGATATCCTTATTTTAAAACTAAAAATTTATATCCTGATAAAAAATTATTCTTAATATGCAATATACAAGCTGAGCTTGATGATGATAATTGTTATATTCCGTTTAAGGAAGATGAAATTCCAGAATATATGATAATCAAAAATATAAATATTATATAATTTATTATATACGAATACAAATTTGTGATATATTTTTATAATTTTATTGAAACTTATTATTATATTTGCGTAATGTAAAAAATATTTAATTTATGAATGAAGAATTAGATTTTAGTGGAGTTGAGGATTTTGTGTTAGAAGATCTTAATGAAGATATAAAAACAAAAAATGAAGAACAAAGTAATACACAAGAAACTGAATCTCCAGAAAAAAAGAATGTTTCAAAGAAAGAAACCGATGATGATATATTTGAAATAGATTTTGAACCATCCAGAGAAACTCCTTCTGGTTCTAAGAAAGATTCTTCGGTTTTTGGGGTTATGGCACAAACTTTATTAGAGGAAGGAGTTATCTCTGAAATTGACAAAAATAGAAAAATAGAATCTGCTAAAGATTTAATAGATATTATAGATGAAGAAGTACAAAGAAAAGTAAAAGAAAGTATACCAGAATCTTTTAAGGATTTAATAGATTTAAAACAGAATGTTTCTAATATTGATGAAATAGTTGAACATAGAAAAACTATTGAATATCTTAAATCTATAAACGAAGAAGATTTAACTGAAGATTTATCAGAAACTTTATATAAAGAATTTTTAAAATTAAAAGGATTTGATAATGAAGAAATAAATGATGAGTTAGAAGAATTAAAAACTTTGAAAAAATTAGAAGATAAAACTAAAAAAGCTTTACCAAAACTAATAAAATATTACGAAGATTATGAACAACAACTTATAGAAAAACAAAAACAAGAGAAAGAATTATTAAAAGAACAAGAAAAAGAATATATTAATTCTTTCAAACAAAGTTTAGAAGAATTAAAAGATTTTGATGGTGTACCTATTACTAAAGAGTTAAAAATGAAAGCATTAGATTCTCTTTTTAAACAAAATCATACATTACCTTCTGGTGAAAAAGTAAGTGATATTATAAAAGCTAGAATGGAAGATCCTATAAGATTTGATGTTGGTTTTGCACTCACATTTATAATGACAAAAGGATTTAAGGATTTTAGTGCATTTAAATCTATAGGAAAACAAAAACTTTCTAAAGATATAGAAGATGCAGTAAAAATAAATGATATGAAACGAACGGGTTCTAAGCCAGCTATTGATGAGCTTGGAGCTGAGATACTTAATTATATTAAACTTTAATTTTTAAAAATTACAAATCAATGAAACTATTACTTCAAGAATACCAACCGAAAGAATGGGGAGGTTTAACAACTAAGAACCACTTATCTGCGGCTTTTGGTAATTTAACACAAAAAGCATCTACTTTAACATCTATGGTATTTGCTAGTAACTATAACTTGATAGATTTTGGAGCTTACTTAAAGAGTATTTCTACTCCAATCTATCTTGATTCTGATGATGATTTTATCTGGGATCTGATGAACTCAGAAGAAAAAAATGTTCCTTTAGTAGAAGCTCGTATAGATAATACAGCTATCGTATCTACTGATAAAACTGGATTTAATTATAGTAGATTTCAACTAGTATTTCCAGAAGCTTATTTTTTCGATGTAAATATTATAGAAGGTCATAAACATGAATATCAAATAAGAATACTTGATGATGCAAGACCTGAAGGATCTTATTGGGTATATGATTGTGAATTAGTAACAGGTGATGCTTTATTGTTTATTCCTTATGAAGAACTTTTACCTGGTACAAAATTTAGTAAACTTTATTCTGGTGTAGAAAGTACTTTATCTAAAAAGGGTGGTAAAGTAAGATATAGCACTCCATTTAAGATGAAGAATTTATTTACAAGACTACGTATGGAAGATACTGTTCCTGGAAATATGATTAGTCGTCCTATGGGATTTACTATTCAAGTACGTGATCCAAGAACTAATTCTATTATAAAAACTAATTTATGGCAACAGTATAGAGATTGGGAGTTTGACCGTCAATATGTACAAGAAAAGAATTATATGTTATATTATTCTCGTATAAATAGAGCTCCTGATGGTACATTTAAAAATAAAGGAAAATCTGGTTATGAATATTCTCAAGGTGCAGGTTTAAGACAACAGATTGAGACTTCAAGTACAGCATTTTATCCTGTTAGAAATTTTACAATAAAAGGATTTTTAAATGTTGTATTAGACTTAGCTACTAATAGATTACCTTTTGATAAACGTCAGTTTCTTGTACGTACTGGTGAACGTGGTTTAATACAAGCCAGTGAACAAATTGCAAAATATGGTGAACAATTCTTTGAACCTATTAGAAGCGTTAATCAGTTTATATCTATGTCTAGTAGTGGTGATGCTGAGTTTAAAGGTCAGTTTAAGAGTTTTAGAGGTCCTAATGGAGTAGTATTTGATTTTATGCTAGATCCAATAAAAGATGATCCTATTATAAATAAAATTTCTCATCCTGATGGTGGAACTGCTGAATCTTATACTTATGATATATTAGATATTGGTACTACAAATGGTGAAAGTAATATTAGTATGGTTTATCAAAGAGGTATGGAAGATATCAAAGGTTATGAACCAGGATTACGTAATCCTTTTGTAGCAGATTATTCTATGATACAAAACAATATAATGTCTAATCCTATTGATGGATACGTACATCATAGATTTTTCATGGGTGGAGTTAAGGTAACTGATCCCACTAAATGTTTAGTTTATAAATGTGCAATTTAATAATATAATAATATGAAAACAAAAACCGAAGAAAATATTGTGGAATCCCCTTTAAAAAACAAGAAGATTGTTGTATATCCCGTGCTAAGAGAAGGATCAAGCTTTTTACAAGATATACATCCTAATCATGTAGGAGCTTTCTTATTTGAAGGTTCTAAAATACGATTGCATGGTACACTTTATGATACAAAACTTGGACATATTATAGATCCTCTAACACCAGAAGAAAAAGAATTTTTTTATAATTCTGATCTACGTATAGAAGAAGGTGCATTATCTATATTTGATAAAAACTGTTATTGGAATACATTTATAGTAGATTTAACACGTGAACCTGTAATATTGGATTTATCTAATCCTTTAGATTATTTAAAATATAAATTTATATTATGTTATTCTGATTTAATAGCCCCTAGTTGGGAAGAAAGATTTAATAAGGGAACTTATAAATTCGCTATACGAGATAAAGAATATGAAGAACAATCTAAGATAGATAAAATAACAAAACAGTTGTTAGTAATGAAGAAGTTTATAGATATAAAAGATTCTCCTTCAAAACTAAAAGGACTTTTATCTATGTATTATCTAAAAGCTGGTAAAACTAAAAACATGAATACTATAAATGATGTAGATGCATTATTAGAACTTACAGAAGCTATTGATAAAGAAACAGATACATTTTATGATATATTCACTGATCCACGTTTTGAAGAAAAAGTTTTTGTATATCAATGTTTAATAAAAGGAAAGATAAAACGTAAAGGTGCGTCATATCTTATAGATGGTGTTGAAGAAACTATGAGTATGAATTTATTACTTGATTTCCTTAAAAATCCTAAAAATCAAGATATAAAATTAAAACTTTTAAGTTCTGATGAAAGCAAGTGAAGCTATAGAAAAGTTCTTGGTATATTATGATAGGATATATTCATTATCTGCTAAAGGATATGAAGATGAAGAAATATTAACATTTATTTCAGATGCTTCAAGATCAATAGTAGATACTGCATTTAGAAATAAAGCTTATAATTTATGTCCAGTAATAGATCTTAATACAGAAACTATCGATGTATTAGATAATACTAATGTAGTTGAGGTTAATTTAAGTACTCCAATTAGACATATTATTAGTGTATATACTAATGTATCTAGAACGAATTATCCTAAAGTAGAACTTACTAAAGTAGAAGCTTATCCTGTTAATTTGGAGGTTTTATTTAAAATTGGTGATAAATCTGAAATATCTATTTTTAATAATATATTATATTCTTATATAGGTAACAAGTTATATTTTGTAGGGGATTCATTTACAAGTATTCTTAATGTTTATATAAAAGCTGTAAGAGCTATTCCAGATTTAGTTTATATACCTGAGATACAAGATGATACATTAATAATAAGTGATGTATTAATTGATTCTGTAATAAGTTATGCAGCAAATTTAGCTAAAGCTGCATCAGATAATATACGAATACAACCAGTAACAACAGATGATACAAAGTCTTGATTTATATCATATTCTAATATCTAAGTTAAACTTAGAAACTTCAAGAATACCAATTTCATCTCAGATAGAAACTTGGTTAAATGAAGCTGTTCATTTATTATGGTTAAGGATGTATCCAAAACTTGATAGAGATGAGGAAGGTAGAAAATTCTTTTCTTATTATATTAGAAGTTATGAAACAAACATATTTGCAAGTCCTATAGTACCTTTAGGAGATAACTCAGTATATATAAATATACCAGTAGGTTGTATAAAAGTATTACAAGAATCTTGCATATTAACTAAACAATCTCCTAATAAGGAAATACATGATATACATGCTCCTGAAGCTCCAGGATACGAAGATGGATTTTTACCACCTGAACCGAGTGAAGATCCAAATTATAAGAATATTGTAGTAATAGATAATGAACAACCTCCAGAAGTAGAACAAGTTGTAGCTAAAGTAAAACCAATAACTTATGATGAATATAACATAAATAAAAATAATCCATTTAAAAAACCTTATTTATGGAATGATGATGGATTAGCTTGGAGAATAGATAATGGTAGTAGACATGAAATAATATTTCCTAAAGATACATTTATATTAAAGTATAAATGTATTTATTTAAATGAGATAGAAAAAATTGATTTATTAAATAATTCTGTGATAAATATACCAGCGGAATATTCTGGTATAATTATAAACTTGGCTTTAGAATTTGCTTTTGGTAGAAGAAATGCTGAAGAACAATCAGAAGAACAACCAAAAGAAAAACAAGTTCAGCAAGAAGAACAAGTGAAAAATGAAAAACAAACTGAAGAATAAAAAACATAAAAATTTGATACCGCAAAGGTTAAATATTTATTTATTTTAAAATACATTTAAAAATGAGATTACAAAATAATGTTGAACAATTATTAATCGCAAGTTCTGTATCGAATACTGCTAACAGAACAGGTAAATATCTTACAGATCTTGCAATTGGTGAAATAGCTGCTATATCTACCAGTGGTAAAGTATTAAGTGCTTATACTGGATCAGCTCTAAAATTTGGATATCGTGATAGTACTAGTACTGTAAAATTATCAGATACTTTGTATACTAATGCTATATCTTCATTGTCCAAGAAAGCTTATAAAGCTCATTCTAATAAAGTTAGTAGCTTAGCATTTACTTTAGAACCTACTTTAGAACCTACTGATGCACCTTTTATAAGATTACATTTTATAGACAGGGTAAGTCAAGATAAAGTTATATTTGCTACTATGCAATCGTATTTTAGAACCTTCGTAATGTATGATTTCTTAAAAGATGCTGTACATAACTTACAAATTAATTCTTTATTTAAAGATAGAGGAGATCAATGGTATAAAATGCGTTATGGTATACAAGGAACTTGTTGTGGTATAGATGAAGATGAAGATCCAACAGTAGTTACTGTTAATAGTCCAATAACATTTGTAGCTAATAGTAAATATGCAGCTATAACTGGGGAAGTAGCTAATTTACAGGATTATATTGCTGTAACTTGTCAAGGCGTAGATGTAATATTTAAAGTTGTGAGTTCTACCGCATCATATATAGAAGTAGATAGAGTATTTGATGTAAATAATAACGTTACATTTACATCTTTTAAACATGATAAGGATGTAAATAATTTGAAATTATACATTGAATCTTTGGATAAACCTTTTGAAGCTGGTTTTTATAATTATGCTGTTACTAATTATGAAGTTACAAGTAACGTACCTTTTGTTGAAACTGTTATAAAAACAGCAAGTGAAGGTTCTGGAGAACCCAATCAATTATTAGAATGGGAATGGTTTTTACGTGGTAATGAAGGAGATTTAATTAGAGTAAATCCTGAATATCCTACACGTTCATATAAATCAGATGTTGTTTCCACAGCTACTTATGATATATATATTGCTACATTTAGTGATGATTTAAAAACAGACTTGGGTAAATATGCTATATCTAAAAAAAGATTAGTTATTGCAGCTCCAGTAGGTTCTGATGCAAGTACTCATATTCATACTGTATTTACTGCTTTAAATACTAATTTCAAGATTCCGTATACTACTTCATAAAATTATTTGATAAAGAGGGAGTTATAATTACTCCCTCTTATTAATAATTATTGTTATGTATTTTATTGGTTTTGTTTTGTAGATTTAGATATATTTAAGTATATATTTGCAAATAAATATTATAGTTATGTCATTTATTCCAAAGTTAAAAATTACAAATATTCAGAATAGAAATTTAGTGGAATATAGAGATATAACTGGATATTATGGATATAGCAATCCAACAGGATATGGCGTATTAAATCCAGATTATATAAATATAACGAATGCTAAATTAGATATTAATGATACTACAATAAACTTATTATATAATACTCCTATACATTCTATTTCAGATTTAGTTTATTCTACAATAGGTAGTTACGAAGATAACATATATTCTGCCGTATATACAGTGGTTGCTGGAGCTACGTATGCTCATTCATATAATATATATATATATGATAGATTACTTGAAGAATATTATAAAATATCTAATCTAATTGGAGAAGTTTATCGTACAGAATATCCATTAACTACGAAAGTAAAAAATTTAATAGAATCTTATTATGATTTAGAATTATTGATAAATAGACTTATTTCATTTGCATCTGAAGATAATAAAGTAGATTATATAGAATTATATGACAAATGCAAACGTATTATATTAGCTATAGATAGAACTTTAAAATAATATAAATATGACAAATACAATAATTGGAAAAATGGGAAGTAATTTAATTTGTACATTGAGCAATATAAAAGTATTAACTGTTTTTGAAAAAGTTTTATCTTTAGTTATTGCGTTTTTATATCCTGTTAAAGAATTGTTTTATCTAATGTTTATATTTTTATTAATTAATTCAGTTAGTGGAATATATAAAAATGTTATAAGAAATAAAGAGAAATTTTCTACTAAAAAATTTAGATGTACATTTGAGAAATTAATAAGTTATTTAATAATGATTTTATTAGTTTATATATTTGAAGATATTTTATTACATAGTTCAGGTTATTATATTACAAGAATAGTTACAGGATTAGTTGTATTAGTAGAGTTTAAAGGTATAACCGAAAACTTTGATTTTATAACTGGACAAAAAGTATTTACCAAAATATTTAAAGAAGTAAATAAACTTTTTACTAACGGAACAAAATGAAACCCACAAAATATACATATAATGATTATAAAAACATGTTAGATATTTACAAAAATATACTAAATATGAATATATTATATGGTCTTAAAATGGAAGATAATGGTATATTTAAAAGGAATTATAATTTATATCTTGCAAGTAAATTTATAGATATTTTAAAAAATTATAAACCTCCCATATATATAAAATGTGATATAAAAAAAGATACTAATGCTTTGATAGTCAATGGTTTAAGTAAGTTAGAATATTATGAATATGATTGTTCGATAGTAAAAAGTGATGGTATATTTCCTGAAGATACCTTATGTTATATACGTAATAATGGAGTATATTTTAATAATTCGTCTTTATGTGATGCAATAGCAGAGATAGTTATTTATGATAACACATTAAGCATAGAAGAAAGTTTTCATTTAAAGAATATTATAAATGATTTATTAAGAACTAATTTACAACATTCGATGTATATATATTTTGAAGGTCATTCTCCAATTGGTATATATCCATTTCAAGTTGGTGTTACTCAGATAGGAAGTTCTTATATTAATAATTAAATACAAATGAAATGGCTAAATTAAATAGAGCAGATTTAAAAAGTAAATTTGAACATAATGATATACCTTCTCAAACAGATTTTGAGAATCTTATTGATAGTTGTATTAATGAAATTGATGATGAAGTTTCTAAAGAAACTGTAGTAACAGTAGATAAACAACAAACATTAACACACAAAGAATTAATTGATCCTATAATAAATAGTGTTCCTATTGCAGGTGTAGTACCAACTGTAGATGCAGCACCAGATAATAATTTAGTATTAAGTCAAGGAATAAAACCTATAAAAACTAAAGCTGATGCAGCTGATATTAAAGCTGATGCAGCTGTAAGTACTGCTAATGAATCTAATACTAAAGCAGATTCAGCTGTAAACACTGCTAATGAAGCTAACACTAAAGCAGATTCAGTTGTAAGTATAGCTAATGAAGCTAACACTAAAGCAGATAATGCTGTAAGTGTAGCTAATGAAGCTAACACTAAAGCAGATAATGCTGTAAGTGTAGCTAATGAAGCTAATACTAAAGTAGATAATGCTGTAAGTACTGCTAATAGTGCCAGTGATAAAGCTGATTATGCATATAGTTTAGCTGAAACAAATCTTACAGTAGCAAAAAATTATACTGATGTTGAAGTATCTGCAGCTTTGACTTCGGCAAATGGATATACGGATACTAAAGCATCTGAAACTCTAACTTCAGCAAATAATTATACTGATACTAAGTCGTCTGAAACTTTAACTTCAGCAAATAGTTATACTGATACCGAAGTATCTGAAGTCTTAACTTCAGCAAATAGTTATACTGATACTAAAGCATCTGAAACTTTGACTTCTGCAAATAGTTATACGGATACTGAGATTTTAGCAGAAGATACTTCATTAAAAAGTTATGTAGATGATGCAGTAGAAGATGCAATAGAAAATCAATTAATTAATATAACTTATGCTGATCTAACATCTGCAATAACTGCAAAAACATTAATTCCAGGAGCAAGATATTTAATAACAGATTTTAGAACTATACATTATTTTTCTGATGGAAATACTACATTATTAGATGCAATTAATACAGCTACTACTGAACCTTTAATTGTTACTGCTACAAAAATAGATGATTTAAATAAACTGGCTATATCTACTGTATATCCACAAGATATTATATATTATGACTGGAATCCAGATAATTGGAAAAATGATTGTAGTTTTTCTGATTGTTTATCGGCAGAACCTGGTGAAGAAACTATTATCACTGGATTTAAAGGAGTAATATATTATAGAAAAGATACTATAAATAATAATACTGCATCTTTTGATTTTAGAGGAGTAAAATTTAGACGTTGGTCTATATTAAATGCTCCAGCTTGGAGTGATGCTGTTACATATGCTAAAAATGATTTTGTAAATTATAATAATATCTTATATATATCTTCTGTCGATAATAACTTAAATAATGTCCCCACAGCAAATTCTTATAAATGGATAGGTTTAGTAGATTATGTTGATGAAAATAGTAAATATTTAGCATGGTATACTGATGTTGCTAATACAGATGGAGTTTTTATATATAATCATGTAAAGACAGATACTTATGCAGATTTTAATGTATTTGATCCTTTAATAAGTAAAGATAATTATATATATGTAAATAAAACTATATCTAATTCTACTATATTGTTTAATCTTGTATTTTTGTGTGGAGGTATTTTTAATAATACAATAAAAACTAATACTATATCTAATAAAATATCTTCAGGTACATTTGTAACCGAAATTTTTAATAATTATATTGAAACTGTAGAATTTGATTGTAACATTATTAGATGTTTGGATAATTCTAATATTAAAGTATATGAGTTATCTGGTAATATGATATATGGTATGCATATAACACAAGCTAATGATAATATATTCAGCAATAACTTTATTTATAGTTGTGCACAAAATGTATTTAGCAGTTTATCTAAAGAAATAAGTAATAATTATGTACATTCGTTTTTTCAATGTACTATTAATAATGAATTTACAGGTAATATATTATATATCCTTAGAAATACTACTGTAAATTGTGCTTTGTTAAATATTGGAGCTTTTCCAGATATTGCTATATTAGGAGATTCTGCTTCATGTATAATAGAAACTTCATATGCAAATGGACAAGATAGATTACCTTTTATTACTTATATAGATTCAACTGGACCATCTTTAGCTATAGTTGCTTTTAGTCAAACATAAAATATATTAAAATAAAATAAAATGAGTGAAGCCAAAATATTAATCTTAACATACAATAATTCTCCAGCATCATTATATTTTGAGTTTTCTAATAATGTAGATATAACATTAGAAGGTAATGGATATTTATATGATGATATAGATTGTACAATAAATCCAGAAAGTACAAAAACCTATACAACAGAATCAAATTATGTTTATTTTAAAACAAATAGTTTTTCAAAACTTAATATCGATAATGGATATTATATTATTGGCTTAGGTTCTGAAGATGTTTATTTTAATGATTTATGTGAATACAAATTATCTATTAATCTAAATTTTTTTGGGAATTTAATAAAACTTAAGCTACAAAACGATATAAATTTATCTGGAGTCTTACCTATTGGTTTAACATATTTACATCTTGAAAATATGTATTACCTAATTTATAATAAAGAAACAAAAGAAATAAATAGTATTCACGAAGTTACTGAATATAAACCTTTTTATAATATAAAAGTTTATGAATATAAAGAATTTGATACTATGGACTTATTAAATGAGTTTATACAAGAAAATAACTTAATTTATTTAGACCATAATAATTTTATTTATCCTACATTAAAATAATATAAAATGAAAATGAAATATGACAAACTTCTAAATAAAATTAGAGAAAACGATGTCTTGGAGATTATGAATAAAGCAGATTATCTTTATTCCTATGGCGTAGAATGGGATGTTACTGTTGCATCACCAGACCTAAAAAGAATAGGAAGCTATGATCTTCATAGATTACTTCCTATACAAAGTAAAATGAAAGGTTGTCTTCTTGATGATAATGGAAGAGTTACAGAATATTTAAATCCTAATGACTGGTCTGCAAATGATTTATCTGGAGCTTCTGGACAGGTAATGGTCGAAATTCCGCAACATTATAGAAAATTTAATACATTGGGAAATATTAGACAATGTTTATTATCTGAATATCCTTTAAATGGTTATCATCTAGTTAAAAAACAATATATATCAGCTTTTGAAGCTTCAATTCAAAGAAGTACAGGAAAACTTTGTTCTGTGAAAAATACAGATGTAGATTATAGAGGTGGTGATAATCAAATAGCTTGGGATGGTACATATAGATCTCAACTTGGTATGCCAGTTACTGATATTAATAGAACTGATCTTCGTATAGCCGCAAGAAAACGGAATAATTCTACAACTGCTGAATGGAATTGTATGGATTATAATATGTATAAAAATGTTGCATGGCTTTTTATTGTAGAATATGCTACATTAAATTCTCAAAAAACATTTAATGCACAAAAAGAAGCAAATGGTTTTTCACAAGGAGGATTAGGAGATGGTGTTACAAATATTAATGGTACAAAATGGAACGACTTTAACAGTTATTATCCTTTTATACCTTGTGGATATACAGCAAGTTCTGGAAATAATACTGCAATAAAATTATTTACTATGCCATTTGAATATGACGCTGGTAAGAAAACACCTTATTTAGGTCAATTTAGTCTTACAACACAATATCATGTAAATGATTGGGTTTCTTCTGGAAATGATTTATATAAATGTATTCAAGATTCTTTAGGAAATGAAATAACAAATACAGAATATTTTACTAAAATTGATCAAACTTTAGAAAATTATCAAGGCATATTTAGTCTTGATATACAATATTATGTGAATAATTATACCTCTTCTGGGAATGATCTATACAAATGTATTAAAGATTCTTTAGGAAATAATATAACAAATACAGAATATTTTACTAAAATTACACGAACAACTACTAATATACCTACATATAGAGGAATAGAAAATCTATTTGGTCATATCTGGAAAATCACAGATGGAATAAATATTGATATAAAGACAGATATCGACGGTGGTACTTCTAAAGTTTATGTAGCTAATGATCCTTCAATTTACAATGATAATAATTATAATGGATATGAGTTAAGAGGATTGGAGTCACGTGTAAGTGGATTTACTAAAGAAATGATTATTGGAGAATTTGGTGATATTATACCTATTTTATGTGGTACAGAAGATTCTGGTTCTTCTTCTTTTTGGTGTGATTATCATCATACTCTTCTTTCTTCGAGTTCTCTTCGCATGGTTCGTTTTGGGGGTGATGCGTGGCTTGGCTCTAATGCGGGTTTCGGCTGTGCTCTTTCTGATTATGTTCCTTCTTATTCTTATGCTTCTATCGGCTCTCGCCTTTGTTTTATTCCTGATACAATTTAAATTTAAAGCAATGAAACAGGTTGATCATCTTTATTTTTGTAAAAGAGTTATTTTGATAAATAAATTAAATGATATTTCTGATAAAGATTATAAACAAAATATTTGTAGTTGGCTTGGATGGACTAAATATAGTAATTCGAGGCATTTATTAAAAACAATAATTAAACCAAAATATTATGGAAGCATTTTATGATGTTGAACCTCAAAAATTAAGCAATATAAATAATGGTAGTTATCTTTATAGAATAAATATTCAAAAAATAGAAATACCTGCATTAAATGAAAATGAAACAATTACACAATGGAGATGTGATGAATTTGTGATATGGGGAATTATTACAAGTAATAAAATAACTGATGCTGTAATAAATTCTTTATGGAATAAAGATTATGAGCAAAAACTTATTAATGATTATAACTCTGCTAAAGAAGGAATTTTTGATGAACAAAAAGCAAATGAAAGTGTAGAACGTTATTTGCAGTTTTTAACAAGTAGAAAAATAATTAAAGAACAGATAGATAATGATTGTATAGAATTAAATATTTTATAAATTAAAATAATAAATAAAATGAATATATTAATAATAGTTTTAATAATAATTTCTGGTTTATGTAGAGGATTACGTGAGATTATACAATTTAGATATAATAATTTTAAACAAATTTTTCCTAAAATAAATGATTTTTGGTGGAATCCTGCCCTAAGCTGGAAAAATAAATATAAAGATGAAGATCCTACTAAAGGAGAAAAGTTTTTATTTTCTACAACATTATTTGTATTTGTTACAGATGCTTTTCATTTTTTAGCATTTTTAGAACATTTATTTATTTTCACCTCAATGGGTTTGATAATATTAATACTGTTAAATAATGCAATAGGCATTATAATTGGATATTTATTATGGATGATATTTTCTTTAAGTAATCATATAATAATAAAATTTTTTAATTTATAATATTATGAGCGAATTTAATGAGAAATTAATTTATACTACTATACGTAATCTAAATAAAAATCCTGATCTGATAATAGAAGAAACCATAGACAATGTTGAATATATTTATCTTTGTTATGCTTCACCAAATAACTCTAGCTTAGATGTTAGTACTTGGAGTATATGTAGAATAGAATCTTATGAATCTGATGGTGTAAAATTTACAATATATAAATGGCCTGATGGTGTAGATAAATATAATTATTCTGTTACAAATAGGCATGATTATAATTATTTAATGAGGAAATTTGTGATATGAAAAAATTCTTAAGATTTATTAAAGATTGGAATGAGGTATTATCTATTCCAGTAGCATTAATACTATGGTTTACATTTCCATATATCATAAGATTATTTGATGCTACGGCTGCATTTTATGATTCTGGAGTATTACAACAAATAATATATGCTATAATAGCTGTATTGATATTTCATGGATTAGCTTGGTTATTAATAAAACTAACTTTTCCTAAGTTATATAATTATCTAGATAATGAGTTTGAAGATTTATTTACTAATTTATTTAGCTCTGAATGGGAAAAAACAAAAACATCTTTATTTGTGTTTGCTTTATATTTCTTAGCTTTTATTCTAACGCTCAAAACAATTGCTTGATATATCAAGCTAATAAATATGTTGGTGTTAGAGAAAAAACTGGAAATAATGATGGTTATGAAGTAGAGTTATTCTTAGCTTCAACTAATTTAAATGCTGGATATCCTTGGTGTGCAGCGTTTATAACTTATATTCATAAACAATGTAACTTAGATATACCAGAAAGTCCTGCTTGGAGTCCATCATGGTTTCCTAAAAATAAACTAGTAAATAAATATGAAGCTAATTCCGGAGATGTTTTTGGAATATATTTTAATAATAAAAAACGTATAGCACATGTAGGATTATGTGAAAAAATTGATGATGTATATATGATAACTATTGAAGGAAATACTAATAAAGCTGGTAGTCGTGAAGGAGATGGTGTATATAAAAAACGAAGACCACTTAGAACGATATATAAAGTAGCACAATGGTACGAATAATAAAAATAGGTTTGTTGTTTATTTTAGTTGTTATACTTAATTCTTGTTATACTAAGAAACAGTGTAATAGATTTTGCGATAATAAAACGGAAATCATTATAAAAGATTCTATAATTACTAAAATAAAAGATACAATAATATATGTAAAAATCAAACCGGATACATTATTTAATGTTGACACAATAATTATTATAAATAATAAAGTAATAAACACACCAAAATCTATATTACAAAATGAGTTTTCTATTTCTGAAGCTTGGATAAACAATAATAAATTAAAGCATAACCTAGTAAGTAAAGATACCACATTATTATTCAGATTAGATAATGCTTTAAAAGAAACAGAATATTATAAAAATGTTGTAGTTAAAACCTCACAAGAAGAAATCTATGCATTAAGATATAAAATAAAACATAAAAATAAAATAATACTAATATTATCTATATCTTTGTTAATAATGATTGAATTAAAATTTAAGTTTATTTCTAAATTTTTAAAATAATATAATTATGGCTACATTAAGAGAATTAAGTTATAATGTATATCAGTTACTACGTGCAAATGGATTTGATGATGATGATATAGATATACGCACATGTATGTTTTGGATAAATAATGAACGTGCTATGTTTTTAAAACAATATCTTAATAAAGTAAGAGCTAATGGTAATTTAACCGTACCAGAAGAGTTTTATCAAGATTTAGGAATATATGAGTTAGAACTTATAGAAGCAGATCATTTAAAAACATCTTTAAATAGAACTAAAAATCCTATACCAGAGATAATGTTTAATGGGAATAAACCATTAATAAAAATATATAACTTAGATTTAAGAACATCTTTAATCAAAGTATTAGATAATTATAATATAAACGGTGTTGGTGGAGGATTATTTAATAGACATATGTTATATGCATTTTTAGATAATACCAATAAAGTATGTATAACAGGTTATGATAATAATACTTATGCAAATAGAATAAAAAATATAAATATAAAAGCTGTATTAAAAGATCCAATGGACGCATCCAATTTTACTTTAGATTCAAATTATCCAATTGATTTATCTTACGTACCATATCTAGAAGATGCTATAGCTAAAACTTATATAGCACATTTATTAGGTATACGTAATGATCCAGTAAATAACGCAAAAAATGATTTAAACTAATGAAAGCAACATTTAACAATACACAAATAGCCCAGTTTTATAAAAAAGAAAATAAAACAAACTTAAGTACAAAAATTATTAGGGATATTATATATTCCTATTTTGATTTAATTGCTAATGATATAGCTGCAGGTAAACGAGTAACTTTAGCCTATTTAGGAGATATAGTAGTTAAGAAAAAGAAATTAAATTATGACAGAACAGATAGATTACCAATAGATTTTTATAGAACAAAAAAATTACGTAAAGAAGATGCCGAGTTTAGAAAAAATAAAGGTGTAGTACGTTTATTAAATGAACATAGTGATGGTTATGTAGCACATTGTTATTGGATAAAATTATATAGTCCATTAGAAAATTCTCAGTTTTTTAATTTTACACCATTTTACACATTAAAAAAGAAAATATATAAACAAACTATTGATAATATTTATGTATACGAAGATTATATAAAAGGATTACCATGAGTTATTTTAGTATTGGTTATATTAGAGAACAACTTGTATCTTTAGGATTTGATACTGCCGATTTATATGATAATGATCTTATAGAATGGATAGGTTCTGCATTAATGATATTAGAAAATGATTGTGTATATGAAAAAGTAGTAACTAATGGTGAAGATGGTAATCCTTCTCCAATACAAATAATTAATCATAATGGTGATTTTCCAGACGATTTAGTAAAATTAGACCTTGTAGTAAACAAAGCTACTGGATTAGCTTTAGTTGAAGAATTATCTGTTGTACCAGCTATGTATTCTGATAATTTTTTTAAAAATGATCCAAATTTAGTAGATACATTTAGTATATTATATCTTGGTAAGTCTAAAAAAATACAGGTATCTTTTGATAATGGAGAAGTTATATTGACATATAGAAGATTTATACTTGATGAAAATGGAAATGTAATGATTCCAGATGATCAATATATATACAGATATGTTTTATACCATTGTGCTTCGATGTTAGCAACACGTTATTATATACAAGGTAAAGTAGATTATAGAATGTTAGATTATTTAAACTCAAATTATTTATTTTACACTGCAGCTGTAGGTAGTAAATCTAAAAACTTAACTAGAAGTAAAATGGAAGCTTTAAGACTTAAAAGAGGTGTTATAAGAAGTACGTTTAGATATCCAACGAAAAAACACTAATTTATGCAGAACTTAAAACTAATACCAAGACATTTAAATCAAGATTCTCAAAAAGATGGATATAGTCAATCTTTTTATTATGATGCGTTAAATATAAAATTAATTACAGACGAAAAAAATGGATATTGTACAGTATCTCCAGAAAGAAGTTCTAAACTGATATATACAATAGCAGATCATATTAATTTTAATAGTTATATATATATTCCAAAAAAGATATTAGGTATAGTAGAATACGGTGATATAGATAATACATCTTTTCCATCGTTATTAGTATTTATAGCTGCTGAAAAAAATTATCATGAACTTAATCCCAACGGTAACTATTATGGAGTATTACAAGCTTTGCATTTTTATCCAGATGGTGAGTTTGCTACTTCAGATATATTATTTGCAGGAGATTTAAATTTTGAGATAAATCATGATATAAAAGCTTATTCTTTAAAAAAGAAAAATTATAATAAAGTATATTTTTCTGATGGATATAATCCTTTAAGACATGTATCGATAAATTCAGATATATTTTCACTTACAGTAGAAAAAATGGATATAGTATCTAATTCATCTTTGGGAAATATAGCACCGATAGATGTTGTTGGTGGAGGACAATTAAAAGCTGGTAAAATATACTATGCTATACAATATTTTGATGTAGATGGTTCAGAAAGTAATATTAGTCAAATAAGCACTGGAGTTGTTATATATGAAGCTTCAACAAATGTATATACTTCAGCATATATAACTGGTTCTCCTTTAAATACTATGTGTAATAAAAGTGTAAGAATACAATTATATAAATTAAATAAAACTTATGATTATTTCAGACTTTATGCAATACATTATAACAATAAAGACCTTCCTCCAGAAATTAGAGTAGTTTCAGAATATTCAATAGATAAAACTTCAGAAGAAGATTATATTGAAGTAATAGATTCTGGTACAGCATTATATACAATAGAACCAGAATTATTTTCTGAGCTGGGTAAATATGCATTTGTATGTAATGATTTCTGTATAAAAGAAGATAGATTAATTGCCGTAGGAATACAAGAAGAACAAAATGATATAAATTATGATGCCAGAGTTTATAGATATAAATATAATTCTGATTCAACTTATATAACAGGTAATCCATTAAACGTACCAGAAAACGCCGATTGTATAAATCCAGATTCTACTATTTATAAATATAAAAAGAATAGTACAAAATTAGGAGGTACTGGTGTAAATATAGAATATGAATTTAAGCTTATTCCATTAGAAGTAGGACAATTTAATAATAACTATACAGAATTTAAAGTAATTAAAAAAAATATAAATATTCAAAATTTAATTGGAAACTATTATTTTAACAATGCCAATAATATAAATATAAATTATTTTGGAGATGGTTCAGATCCAGTATTATCTGAATTATTTGTAGGATATAAACGAGGTGAGATATATAGATTTGGAATAGAATTTTTAGATAGTAGAAACAGAAGATATAAAGTAAAATGGATTGGAGATATAAAATTTCCTGATATGTATGAAAGAAGTGTAGGATATCATACGTATAGTATAGATGGTAATGTTGGTGATGATTATAAAAGCTTTTTTGTAGGTAGTAATAAAAAATTATATTTTTTAAGCTTAGGAATTATATTTAAAGTAAGAAATGTTCCATTAGATAAATATAATAAAGTATATAGTTATAGAATAGTAAGAGCTGAGAGAACTATAAAAGATAAAACACGTATAACACAAGGATTAATATCCCGCTTAGATGGAGATACAAGTAAACATAAAAGTTTTCCAGTTGGACTTTTTATTAGTTTTAATAGTGATGATGATGATACAACAGCGGCTATTAAATATTTAAAAAATTCTTATCATTGTAATTTAATAACTCCAGAAGATAAGATATTGAAATATACTTCTTTTAAAGGACATACAGTAAAACCTATTGCAGGTATAAAGTTTAAACCTAAATACGCAGTGAATCTTGAAATCGAATATAAAAGTGATGGTATGTTTCCTGAAGATACCTATGGTGTTGAAAACATGCCAATGAACTATTATAATTTATCAAGTTTGTTATCAGAAGAAATGATACATAATTCAAGTATAATAGATTCTGAAACTGTTATAGCTACAAATGATATAGCGAATATACCAAAAGCAAATATAGGAGACCTTATATATTATAATGTAGTTATGGATCATAATTACGATTATCTTTCTATATTTCCTACTACAACTGTATTAGGTTTAGATGATACATTAGTTACAAATGAACCTTTTATAAACACTTTATATGATACAGTTTTATTAGCAGATATAGAAACACAAAATTCTGCTCAATATGGAGGAAATACTTATTATCAAAGAAAATTTACAATATATAAAACATGTGGTCATTTTAGATCAAGTATTATAAATAATAATTATTCTGATTTAGTATTTGGAGGAGATACATATATATCTTTATATGATATAAACTGGTGTTATCCAACTGCAGCTTATTATAGAAAAGATACACTTGGTGGAACTGAGAATGATTATTCAGAAGGATATACTTATTCTTCTTTTGTTTTATTTCCAATAGAATCTTCTATAAATCTTGCTTTAAGACATGATAAAAGTTACATTAAAACTGGAGGTTATTTATTAAATACTGCAAAAAAAGGTAATAAGTTATTACAGGAATTTGCTGGAAACTATGCGGGTAAAGTAGGATATGGTTCTAGTGATGATAATTCTAAATTAAATTATTCTCAAGATTACGATTTATTTCTTTATAATAATTCTTATTCTTCACAAGAAAATGTAATAATAGGTTTAGAAAAACAATTATCAGAACCCACAATATATCTTGGTAAAAATACTGTAAAAGTATCAGACTATTTAACTTCAAATATATCAGATAATTACATAAGATTTCCAAATAAATTTATGCTTAAAACAAATAATAATTTATTTGCAGTTACAAATTATAAACAATATATTTTATTATTTGAAGCTAACGCTGTTGGATTATTAAAAGTTGATTTTGATGTTATGACCCAAACTACTACTGGGTTAGTATCTTTAAGTAAAGAAAAAGAAAAAATAGAGTTTGAATATTTAAGTTCAAATTTTGGAACTATATATACAGATTCAGTAGTTAATGTAGATAGTAATATATTTTTTGTTGATACATCAAGTAAGTTATTAACCGTGTTATCAGATGGATTTACACAAATTCTTGGACTAACAAACTTATTTAAAAATAATATAACACTTAGTTCAAAAATAAAATGCATTTTAGATGATAAACGTTTATTTGTAATAAATAATAATTCTATTAATAGTTTTATTGTATCATATAATTTTGAAACTAAGGGATTTGTATCAAGACATGATTATATTATACAGGAATTTTGTAGTAGGTTTGATGGAAAATTATATATTACAAATGGTTTAAAATTATTTATACATAATGATGATACCACATTTAATAAATTTACAGATAATAATAATCACGTATCTAGTATTAAATTTCTTATTTCTCCTTTTTATAAACAACCAAAAGAATTTGTTGGATTAGATTTCTCTTTAAACGATAATCAAATATTACCTAAAAAAATTAAGTTAGAAACTTCTTATCAACATACTGAAAGATTGTTAATAGCTTACAATGATCCAAATATATCTAATATACATCCAGCAGATTTAAAACGAGATTATTGTGTTGTAAGAAAACGATTTAATAAACAGAATTTAATATTTCCAAGAATAAAAGGACATCCTGATGATAAAAGAATGCCGAAATTATATGATAATTATTTATTTATAGAAATAATTTTAAATGATTCTGTTATAGAAGACTATATTAGGATAGAAGATTTATCTGTTTATTTTGATACAATTTTTAATACATAATAACTTAATTTGTTATTTATTTTATATGTTAATTTTACATATATTTGTTTAAATGTTATTAAATTTGTAAAATGAAAAAGAAAAAACTAGCTTCAGGTGGATTTTTATCAGGAGGTTTATCTGGTGCATCTACTGGATTACAAATAGGTTCTATGTTTGGACCAGCTGGTTCTATTGTTGGTGCAACCTTAGGATTAATTGGTGGAGGAATATTAGGTAGTAAACAAGAAGATATTGCTAAAAATCAAGCAAAACAAGAATTATTATTAAGACAGCCTCCTATAGAACCTAAACAAGGTTATCAAAGAGAATTTGCATATGGTGGAGATTTATCTTTGAGAAGAAATATAAATACAAATAAAGGAACTGATCGTATACCAGTAGATGTTAATGGAAATCCCACATTAAAAAATAGCATAGCTTTAACTGATGATGGAGAAGTTATATGGAATAAATATGTATTTTCGAAAAAGCTAGGATATGCTGATAAAGCCATGAATATAGCTAGTAAATATAAGATATATCTTGGTGAAAATTTTGATAAGTTTAGTCCTATACATATTAAAGATTTAAATAGGGAATTAGAAAATTTAAGATTAGAACAAGAAATGAATAAACCAAAAACAAAATTATCGAAGTTACCTAAATTACAAAAAGGAGCTAGTCTTAGTGAAATAGAATATCTTACTAGAGATATAAAAAAAGATTTATTACCAGGTGCAATAGGTCAAGGAACATCTTTATTAGCTCAGGGAATAAATTTATTAACTAATAAACCAAAAACAGTTTTACCACAAAATATAACTCCAAGATATTTAGATTACACTGAAAATTTACAAAATATATATAGTGAAGGTAATAAAGCCATAAATACAGTTATAGCTGCTTCAAGAAATAATCCAATAGATATAGGTACAGCTGTATCTAGGATATATAGTGAGATTGGAAAACAAGCTTCTGATTATAGAACTAAGATAGCTGCGACTAATATGGATTTGTATAACAGAGCTCAAGAATTTAATGCAAAAGCTGCTGCTGAAGTTAATGAATTAAATGCCAGAGAACAAGCTGGTTATGAAATGGCTAAGCAAAATTTATATCAAGGTATAGGTAATTTTACTTCAGGGCTTTCAAAAGATTTAATTAGTTCTAAATGGTCTGCTATAGGTTTATTAAATATGGGAGATAGATATAAATTTGATCCAAAAACTGGTAAAATAATAAATACAGCAAAGACTACGTCGACTACATCAACTTCTGAAAATCCTACTAGTTATTTTAATTTTTCAAAAGCTCCTTTACTTGGATATAAACCTCCATTTAATAAATATTTTGGATATAAATATCCATATAACTTATATAAAACTAATATTAATTATGGCATATAGATATTTACAACCTACACCAATAGAATATAAAAGTTCTTTTGTAGCTCCTCCACTTGAATTATTAAATAATATAATACAGAATAGAGAAAGTAATTATAATGCTCTTATGTCTGCCATTACACAACAAGAAATGGAGCTTGGTTCATTACCTATGTTACCAGTTGATATGGAAATAAAGGATAAAATAATTAATGATTATTTTGAAGGAGCTTATAAACAATTAAAAATGGCTGATAATCCTGGGCTAGTTAGTGATATAATATATAAATCTATTGTAGATGCTAGAAAAGATCCATTTTGGACTGCAGCTAGTATGAAATTAGCTGATTATAATACATATAAACAACAATATGAACTCTTAAAAAAACAAGGTGCATTAGTAGAAAATAAACAACAAGGATTTGATAAATGGTTACAAACTTCTTATTATGAGCCAAGTACTAAAGCTATTAAGATTACTACACCACCAGAATTTTATGAAAGACCAAATTATAGTGATATTATTTCTTCAATATTTAAAGGAGTAATACAACATAATAGAGGAGGTGCTTGGAAAATATCTTCAGTGGATAATATCCCAGTATTAAAAAATGTACAAACTACAGGTTGGAGACCAGGAGAAGAAAGACTTGTAGAACAACAATTAACCGATGAAGCTTTAAATGATTTTATATCTAA